TAGCGGTGTACAAAGCTAAACACACTCAGGCTTTAGACATAGAGCATGGCGGTAGAGTCATCACTAAATCTCTAGCGGTGTTTGAACAAGAGCGTGAGCTTTGGAGGGCTTGGCATAAGAAAGAACAGACTGATCGACAGGCGTTTAATTGTTTTGCAAAGACGTTGAAAGCTACAAAGGCTTTGGAACTTTCCGCTGAGGGTCATCAGCCCGAAGATATCTTAAACAAAATGCCACGCCGTAACACTAGCTTGGAGTACATGTGGAACAAGTGGAACTCTGTGTACAGAAAGAGACTTGGCGGTAACTACTGGGCTGTCTACAATACCATGACAGATTGGTCAACCCACGCTCCGTCAGCTAGAGCAAGCACTATGGTTAACATAGCTGCCGTTAAGAACCAGCGGCACGAAGCTGTCCGGTCTGCCATTGTGTCTAGTGACATGAGGCGGGCTGCGTGACGTTCATTCTTTTTGGACAGACATTGACCTTTGAGTTTAGGAATGGTGTTGGTATTGATTTAGAATTTACCAGCACCAAACCTGTCTGGATTACAAGAGACAACTTAGAGTTTGAAGTCGCAGAGTTTGAGGGGATGGTGATCGGCCTCCCCTTTATCGTCATTAGTTTTGGCATGTGTTATTCAACAGAGGATTAGGAATGTTAGAAGTTAATTTACTAAGCTATAGTCAAGCCCTCCCTAGCCAACTGAAGTTTTCGGCTGGCAGTACGGGGATAGAACCTAGCCTATTAGATCTGATAGCTTACTGTGCAAGAGTAAGTAACCCAGAGAACCAAGACAACAGGGAGACAAGTAAGAAGTTAATAAAGTATTTGATTAAGCACCAGCACTGGTCACCACTTGAGATGGTCAGTGCTTGTGTGGAGGTTACAACTACAAGAGATATAGCTAGACAAGTACTGCGACATCGTAGCTTTAGCTTCCAAGAGTACAGCCAGAGATATGCTGACCCAGTAAATGAAGATAGCTTTGAGTTTGTTATACGAGAAGCGAGGCTTCAAGATCCTAAGAACAGGCAGAACAGTACGCCGTCCGAAGACAGTGAGCTTAGTGCTGACTGGGTTTTGCAACAGGAACAGGTGATCTCTGCTGCTATGAGAGCATACAACTGGGCAATAGATAACGGCATTGCCAAGGAGCAAGCAAGAGCAGTTCTACCGGAGGGTAACACCGCCAGTAAGTTCTGTATGAATGGAACATTGCGTAGCTATATTCATTACATTGAATTGCGTAGTGCTAATGGTACTCAGAAGGAACACATGTTATTAGCTGAAGCAGTAGCGTCAGTCATTGCAGATGTGTTTCCTTTCAGGGAACTTATAAATTAAATAACTTAGGAGGATTACTATGAAAGATAAAATAAAGAACACGGTACTCTCTGTACTAAGCACACTAGTAGAAGGATTACTAGGTATTAAAACTAAAATAATAGATATGATTGAAGAACTAAAAGTAAAAATATTAGACTCATGTGATGATGTATCACAGATGATGGAAGAAGGAAGCGAGGAACTAACGGAACGCTTTGGGTCAAGGACTTTCTTAATTTTTAAGGCTGTCTTGATGCTATCTTCTTTCGCATGTTTGATTGCTTTAATTACTTTGATCATGTAGCTTGACCAGCACCACCCTAGTTGTTAAACTTAATTTTCATTTAAACTAAACCAAGGTATTTATAACATGGCTATACTACAAGGCGCTGCTTATTGGGCAGCAGTAACAACTCCCAACACAACTTTTGAACCTGTCTATTCGGTCAATCTTATTGTTGATCAAGAAGTTGCTGATGACTTTCAGTCGAGGGGCTTCAACATCAAGAGTATGGATGAAGGCCCAGCCCTTATCATCAAGCGTAAGGTCAATGGCCCTAACGGTATGATAAGGCAAGCACCTAAGCTAGTAGACAGACACAAGAATCCTCTCGATGCAAGAGTCGGTAATGGTTCTAGTGTTAGGGTACAGTACAAAGAGTGGGAGTCCACTTGGAAAGGTCAGGTCTTCAAAGGCTTAGACTTCCAAGCAATGCAGGTTGTTGATCTCATAGAGGTTGGTACACCTGATGGTGCAGAGTTTGATGACATCGACACTGACATGGAGGATGAGCTATAACATGAATAGCGTGGAGATAGATGGTGTTACACACGATGTCTCCTTGTTTTCACAGGAGGGGCAGCAGATCTTTGCTGTCCTTCTTGAGAACAACAAGAGGCTACAGGAAGCTGAGATAGCAACTGCTATCTATAAAGCTTCGGCAATTACTTTGATTGATAGGATAAAGAAAGAAGCAGTTGAACGATACTCAACACCTAAGTCTCTGGGAGAAGAGCTTGCTTCGGACTACTAACTCTGCCAAATAAATAAAGGAACAATCATGGCATTCGTAAAAATGCATTTACCCTGCACACTATGTTCATCGAGTGATGCAGCCGGTCTTAATGAAGACGGCTCCGCTTTTTGTTTTAGTTGTAGAGGATACATTAAAGATTACGAAGGAGTAACAGAAGAAAATATTATAGAAGAGAACGAGTTTGAAATTCACAAAAGGAATAAGAAGATGGAAGACTTTGATCAACCATCTGCTCAAACATCAACAGGATTCGTAGAGCTTACTGATCGTAAGATTAGCTTAGAAACCGCGAAGAAGTATGGAGTTAGAGCAACAGTAATAAATGGTGAGGTAGTTACCCATCAGTACCCCTACTACAATGGGCATGAGCTAACAGCAACGAAGGTTCGTAAAAAGAATAAAGACTTTCGTTGGAGTGGCAACTCAAAAGAAGTAGGGCTCTTTGGAGAGAATCTTTTCAAGGGTGGTGGTAAGTTCATTACACTGACAGAAGGTGAGTGTGATGCTATGGCAGCTTATGAACTGATGGGCAGCAAGTGGCCTGTAGTTTCAGTTAAGTCAGGTGCTTCCAGTGGAGTGAGTGACGTTAAAGCTAACTTAGAATATCTAGAATCCTTTGAGGCTGTTGTCATTAACTTTGATAATGACAAGGTAGGTAAGGAAGCAGCGATAGAGATAGCTAAGTTGTTAACTCCCGGCAAGGCTAAGATCATGACGCTGCCGGTAGACTTCAAGGATGCTAACGATATGCTACGCCAAGGTCGGCACTCAGCATATGTTAGCTGCTTCTGGGAGTCAAAGATCTATACGCCATCCGGTGTACTAAATCTTTCTGAGCAGTTCGCAGCTTACCAAGAGCTACGCAATAATAAAGTAGAGGCTATCCCTTATCCTTGGTTTGGTTTAAACACTAAGCTAGAAGGACTTAGGGCTGGTGAGCTAGTGACTCTTACTGGAGGTACAGGGCTAGGTAAGTCTTCTGTTACCAGAGAGCTTGAGCATTGGTTGATCGAGCAGACCACAGATAACGTGGGTGTAATAGCTCTAGAAGAAAGCTGGTCAAGGACAGCCGAAGGTATTATGGCTGTCGAGGCTAACGCTAAGCTGCACCTTGACAGCGTTAAGGCTAAGTTTACTGACGATGAACTGGATACTTATTTTAAGCGTGTCTTTATGGGGGACAACGAGAACCGTGTATGGATACACTCTCATCATGGTGTAAATAATGTTGATGACATCTTCAGCAAGCTACGCTATATGATCATAGGCTTAGATTGTAAATGGATTGTACTTGACCATCTCCACATGTTAGTTCTATCTACATTAGAATCTGATGAGCGTAAAGCTATCGACGGTATTATGCACCGGCTCAGAATCTTAGTAGAAGAAACAGGATGCGGTATGGTTCTTGTCTCACATCTCCGAAGGGTTGATGGTAACCGTGGTCATGAGAATGGTATTGAGACAGGACTCAATCACTTGCGAGGCAGTCAGAGCATTGCACAACTTAGCGATTGCGTGATAGCTCTTGAACGTAACCAACAATCTGACGATGACTTAGAAGCTTCAACAACTAAGGTGCGTGTCCTTAAATCTAGGTACACCGGAGATGTAGGTGTAGCTACTCACTTGCTCTATGATCAGGAGACAGGTAGGCTTAGGGAGACACACCTTGCAGACCCAGATGAATTTACCGGAGATGAGCTATGAGTAACTTAGTGTTCGACATCGAAGCTGATGGGCTTACGCCAACTAAGATACATTGTATTGTTGCTATGGATGTAGACACTAAGGATGTGTTTACGTTTGACAACACCCAGTTAGAAGAAGGCTACAGCATGTTACAGGCTGCAACCAAACTGATCGGGCATAACATAATTGGATACGACATCCCTGTAGTTGAAAGGCTAGGACGCATAGACCTTTCTGATAAGAAGGTTGTCGATACACTAGTGTTATCCCGTTTGTTTAAGCCTACCCGTGAAGGTAACCACGGCCTAGAAGCTTGGGGATATAGGCTAGGCTTTAAGAAAGGAGACTTTGGTGAGCAGGAACAGGCGTGGGAAAAGTATACACCTCAGATGCTAGAGTATTGTAAGCGTGATGTAGTGTTGAATCATAAAGTTTACAATGCTTTAAAGCATGAGAGCAAAGGCTTTACCCCTACTTCTGTAAGGATAGAACACGGCACAGCTAGGATAGTAGACCAGCAGCGTAACAATGGTTTCCTTTTAGACATCAGGAAAGCTATGGGTCTTGTCGCTATGTTTGAAACCAAGCTCTATGAATTAGAAGAAGAAGTCCAGAAAGAGTTTCAGGCTACCGTCGAGAAACAGATACTGACCCATAGCTACACAGCTACTGGTAAGGTAGCTAAGACAGCAAAGGATCAGCATGGTAAAGGTGTAAGGCTAACGGACAAGGAGTACGAGACATTCACCATGTATCAAAACCCTAAGCCTATCATCCGCGAGACTACAACTGATTTTAATTTAGGATCTAGGAAACAGATAGGCGAGTATCTTATTCGCTCTGGTTGGAAACCTAAGAAGTTCACACCTACCGGACAGCCTATTGTAGATGAAGGTATACTGAAGAAGGTTAAAGGTATACCTCAAGCTGCTTTGATTGCTAAGTATCTGATGATCCAGAAACGCTTGGCTCAAGTCAAGAGTTGGCTGAAAGAACTGGACGATGACACTGGCAGGGTACATGGTTATGTTAATCCTAATGGTGCTGTGACAGGACGTATGACACACTCTCATCCTAACATGGCACAGATTCCTAGTAGTAGTTCACCATATGGTAAGGAGTGTAGGTCTTGTTGGGTAGTCCCAAAAGACTATAAGCTAGTAGGCATTGATGCTTCAGGCTTAGAACTTAGAATGCTTGCACACTATTTAAACGACGAGGGCTATACAAATGAAATCCTTAACGGAGACATTCATACCGCTAACCAAAAACTTGCAGGACTTGAATCTAGAGATCAGGCGAAGACATTCATCTATGCACTCCTATACGGAGCCGGAGATGCTAAGCTTGGAACAGTGGCTGGTGGAGGCAGAGAAGCTGGCAAAAGACTTAGACAGTCTTTCTTTGATAATCTCTCATCATTTAAAACTCTTACAGGAAGGGTGCAAAGAGAAGCAGCGGAAGGATATGTTAAAGGGCTAGACGGGAGGAAGCTAACTGTACGCTCTGCACATTCGGCTCTCAATACATTGTTGCAGGGTGCAGGGGCTATCAGTATGAAGCAAGCCCTTATACTTTTAGATGGTAAGTTAAAATACTTAGACGCTAAGTTTGTAGCCAACGTCCACGATGAATGGCAGATAGAATGCCATGAGTCTGTAGCAGACCAAGTGGGTCAGCTTGGAGTTGATGCTATCATCGAAGCAGGGAAGGTACTTAACCTTAACTGTCCGTTAGATGGAGACTATAAAGTCGGGGAGAACTGGAGTGAAACTCACTAAGATAACTAAACCTGAACCAGAAAGATTTAAAATACATCCCGTTAAAAAGAATTGTATCTTTCAAGACGGGCAGTGGTGGTACACAGGATACGCTAGTGGAAGTGGAAGAAGAAGGAGAATGGAACCTTTGATTGAAAGAAATAAACAGCGTATGTATGTAGGCGGTAAATATATATCTAAGTCTCATCCATTACATAAGCCCGGAACTTATAAAGATTTTTCTTCAGTAGCGTTTTCTTCACTAGAAGGATACGAGAATTCTACTGAAGGCTATGTGTATATTATTTCTAACCCTGCGTGGGAAGGCTGGCATAAAGTAGGCATGGCTGTGGATGCTTGGGATAGGCTTAGAGTATTCCAAACCTCTTCCCCTTTCAGGGATTTTCAATTAGAATACTGTAAGTATTTTAAAGACAGAAGAACTGCTGAAGCTGAAGTGCATGGGCTACTAAGAATTCTACATACTCCAAGCAAAGGCGAGTGGTTTCAATCTCCTGTAGAACAATTAAAAAAACATATACAATCTATTAAAGGTGAGGAACATGGATCTATCGACGTTAGTACCTGATATTTATCAGCATCTAGAACTTCTTTCAGATGGTACTCCTCTTCCTATCTCCG